ACCTCATCGATGAAATCAAATTCGTTATTAGAAGGTGTTATATTAACCTCAACTATAACTTCTGTTCTACTCTCACTTAAGAATACTCTACTATTAGAAGTAGTTACTTGAATCCTTCCTAAATCACTTCCTGTTACTATATCACTTATACTATATTTTATCGTAGCAGTTCTAGCACCAGTAACCCCATCTATATAAAAAGAACCTGGTGTATCTGATGTTGAAGTTCTACCTAAAACAACACATTCTTCCGCTTCTTCTTGACACTCTATTTCTACTCTTTCACCGTTACTATCAGTTCTTAGAAAGTTATTAGTGTTGTTTATGGAAGGACCCATGTATAAGTCACGGTTATCGTTGCTACTATCAGGTGAAACATAGATATTAACACCAAATTCATCAATGTAAACAGTATCACCTAATGCTGGTCTAGGTCCGTCACCGTCATGATATAAAGTGTCTGGTGATAGTGGTGATGATAGTGTTTCACATGCATCAATAGGGTTGTCTATATTTGATACATTGAATGCTGTTAAGGTGGATTCTGGTGGAATTACACTCTCGTCTTCACAATCATAATCAGTAGAAACATATAAGACTATTTTAAAGAAATCATCTAATAGTTCACTATCACAACCGTCAGGTGCTAAAATTCTTATCTCATCATTATTTGTTTCAAATGTTACCCCACTTAGCTCAGTTTGACCACTTAATTCGTATATCTTATTTGCATACTGAGTATTTGTTATCACATTATCATCTGTAGTTGTATCTATAACACTCTCAAAGAAAGTTTCACCCCTTAGTTGAGCCTCTAAAGTCCAAGTATTTGTTGTACCAGTACACCCAGCTTCTGATACTGGGAAGTTGTTTAAATATTTATTTTGATTTGTTTCTAATATAGTATTAAAGTTTTGATTTAGTGGAACTACCACAAATACATTTTCATCACAACATTCGTCAAAAGTACCGTTTTTATAATTAGTAAATAATTCGACATCTTCCACCTCAATTGGGTCTTCCTCATTACCAGCTTCAAAATTAGGTACTAAACATTCAGTGAATTGATTTATGTATTCTTGACCCCTATCGTAAGGTCCAATGTGTGGGTTATTACCTTCTAATATATCAATATCTGGGTTTGCGCCACCAGTTTGTCTATACCATAGTCCAGCTTTTTGGAAATACATTTCTGGTGTATTAGGTAATACTCTTGGGTAACCGTCAGAATCTAAATTTAAACCACTAATATCCCTAGTATTATTGAAGAATTCCATGATTTCCTCAACCGTTTCGACATTTACTTTGTCTTCAGCAACGTACAAATATTCATTAAATGTAATTAACCCTTTTGGTACTCCAATAAATCTAAATAAAAATTCAATTGCTTTTCTAGTACCTTTTGATTTCCATAACCAAGGTGTATTCATGATTATTCTTCTCCAAAGCTCAACTTCAACTTCAGCATCACTTAATCCTCTAGAATAACCATCGTAATAATTGTTATTTAATGATAAAAAATTACCTAACACATCTATATCCGTAATAGATGACGTTAACTGCCACCCTAAAACTCTAGCTAAGTTTTTAATGGCAATATCTGGTGTGTTGTTCTTCTTATCGTAGGTGACTACATTTGCGAATTTAACTCCGTCTGAGTATTTTTTAACTTCATCAAACTCTCTACCATATATTTTTAACGCACTAGTCATCTTTTGACCATTAGTGTCAGGATAACTACCATCTATGTCTGGTACACTGTCAAACTCAGATATAGAGGATGATACTAAAAACCTAACCATTAAGTTAGACCTACTAGAATCTGATAATTCTGATATCTCCAATAATTTGTTTACGTACCTACTATATTCAGTTGAATTAAAATCGATGTTATAACCGTCTCTAAGTGGCCAAGTTATTTTTTTGATAGTTTCTACCGTCGTACCAAATTCAGACTCTGTTTTAACCTTAAATGAACTTGTATAGATAGGTGTAGATAATCTGTTAAGTAATTTATTTTCAAAATCATTAAGATTATAGAAAAACTCCTCTATTTTTGTTTTGTTAGGCTTTATATGGTAATTTATTATTTCAAGCCCATAATTAGGGAATGGGTCACCTTCTACTTCAAGAGTTATCTCAGAATTGGTTAAACCAGATGCACCTATAAAACTATTAACTTTAAAATCACCATATTGATTACTTATCACATAATGACTAAAATTTGTTTGTAAATTTCTTAGTTTGTTAGTTTCATTAAATGTATTTTCAATAGTACCACCACTTAAAAAATTAACACTAAAAGGGTTTTCTATCCTACTTACGTCTATTGTAATATTCGCTTTGTCACTTACACTATCATAATTATACGTTGTTACGGTATTACCTACATTACTAGGGTTGGTAGGGTCTGTTTCGCTTACATATAACGATGCTGGCCATTTGATAATTATGTTCTCTAGTGAAACCCTAACAAATTCTTTAAAGGACCCAAAAAAAGCATAACTTAATACATCATCGTAATCTAAATTTAGTTTTACATTTTTGGAGTATTTGGTCACAACATCCTCAAATGCTTCATCTACGTTTAGAGTTTCTAGTGATATAAATTTAGAGTATCTATTGGTTATAAACCTTTTACTCACCCTATCATCTAGATTGGTTGATATATTAAAGTTACCGAATGTAAAACTAGGAGTACCGTCGTTTGAGGTAAGTTGATTACCTACAAGGTCAGGTGAAAAATTTCTATATTCAACACCATTACCAAAAAATTCTTTTTTTGCGTACCCAACGACTTTAACTTTACTCATTTATTCTACGTATTACTTACTTCATCAAAGTTTTTATCAAAATCTATATTATCCCTTGGTTCTTTTACTTCAAATAATGGTTGCCCTGTAAACTCATCTTTAATTTCGAATAAGTTGTATTGTTTATAGATTTCATAATCAAAATTATATTGAGTATAAACACCGTCTTCTAATGATTTGCTTTGTGCGCCGTAAAGACCGTAAGCTATGGTTTCTAAATCATGCTCAACCATTTCAATTTCGACTGTTACAGGGTTGAAAAATGTGTTTGTTATTATCACTTCTTGATTTGGTTCACCAATGAAAGGTAAAACGTTAGGTTTAACATTTGATGATGAACTCGGAGTTACCGTACAAAACACTAAAGTTGAATTGTCATTAAAACTATATCTAACTGCTTTTTGATTTGTATTAGTTAAATTTTGATTCACAACATCAACTCTATTATTAGAAGTTATAACCCTAAAGAAATTTCTTACTTTATTACCACTGCCTTGTGCCAAATATTCTACACGATAACCCACTAAACCACCGTTTTGAAATCTAGAGGTAAAAGCTGGATTTAAATCTGACGCCGCAGTATCAAAAACCAAACCTTTAATATCTGATTTGGCAGATAATACACCACAATCTAATATCCTAGTTCTAATTTCAATTGGTTTAATTGTTATTGTGTAAATACCTTTTGTAGAGAATGTAGTGCTAGGTAGTGTTAAGGTATATAACCCACCAAAAACCTCAATACTATTTGTGTTATTGGGGTTGTTTATTTCCGAAAGAACTTCTCTCGTATTCAATTTTGTTAAAGTAGTATCACCCACTGAATTTCTAGAAGGTGTGAAGTGTAAAAAAACCTCCACGTCATCTAATGAAACATCAGCTGGTCTTACCGTACCATAATTACCTCTAGCCATATTTTTTTTTTATTTAATCTCTGTTAATATTATAGAAACCATTACCGTAGTTAACCAATTCCTCTAAATTATTAACTTCAGAAAGTCTTAAATGTTTATCCATAACACTAAAAGTTGTTCTATCTATAAATATATCACTTTCAACTTCTGGTTTATTTATTATCCCTAGTAAATGTTCTTGTTGTACTTGGGGACCTATTGAAGAATTTGTTTCGTTCCATCCTTCACTTTTATATTGTACTTTTGTTGTGGTTTCGCCATTCTCTAATTCCGCAGGTACTGCTACACCACCATCAGGGTTGTCATTATAAACAAAACCATTTTCTTGGTTGATTGTACCTATATTACTATCTCTATTTGCATCAACAACGTACCTTACTTCATTACCATTTATATTTATTACCCTATCAACAGCATTAACAATTACCTCATTTTTGTAATTTCGATACGTCTCTCTATTCACATCAAAACCTTCAATGTAAGGATTATCATTATTATATGACCTAACAACCTCTAATTTGGAATCTGAACCATAAGTTACAGTACCACCTTGTTTATAATAATCACTTATGACGCCTTTATCTATAAACTCAGAAGGTAAACCCAAGAAAAATGGTTCCATGTCGGTCATTAAACCTAAGTTATTAATTGTTTGATGTAAAGGTATTTTCACGGTAAAAAATGATTCTTCTTCACTCTCTTTACCTTTTTTCTTATTTAATAAAAATTTTCTTTTAATAATCTCCATCATTGAACTTTAATTTCATATAAATTAACTTCTAGATTACTCCCGTTTTCAACAATATTTTCAGCATTGTTATAATTTGGGTCTACTGAGTAATAATAACCAGTTTCACCTCTTGTTAATAAATACCTAACATGCATTTTATCAACTAACTTATTTATTGGTAATGTTTCGGTTGTTGTAATAAATCTGTTGGTTTTACCTGTTGAAGCATTATTATATTCAGCTCTCATATATAACTCTTCAGGTATTGCATCGTTTTTAACCAAACCACTCTTACTGTGATAAATGTTGAAACCTTCATTATTACCTTTAGGTTTTAACTCTGGGTCGTCTAAAATAAATCTAATTGGTATCGAGTTTGCTGGTTTAGGTGTTCCACCTCCTGAAGGTGACGAATCATCAACTAAATCGGTAGCGTATACCTTACTAAATAATGTAATTATAGATACTAAATTTTGATTTGTTAATTTATCTGAGTCATAAAAATTAAGACTTAAAAAAGACTTTTTAAATCTATTTTTTCTGAATTTGATATCGTCATCAATGAAGCCAATGTCTGAATAAAAAGTTTTAGGTTCTAATAAGGTTTTATCCTCATCTAAAAATATTAGATTATACCTCAAATCATTGATTAATGTTCCGTTACTTGATTTAGGTTTATATTTAGTTTGCTCATAGTCAATTATTGGGTTAATAGAGTTTTCCACCTCATCTTTAACAAAATTATCATTAACAGCTTCACTTTGACCAGCAGAGTTATAATCTAAATTCAAAGGAATTTTAATGTTCTTAGGACCACTCCCCTTACCAATATTTAATTTGTATTTTCTAACAGACATTATCACTTCTTTTAATTAATATATCATCTTCTAACATTTTACCACCCCTATCACTAGGAAAATTGGTATATTGTAAACCATATAGGTTGAATGGGTCTTGTCTCTCTAAAGCTAGATTTATTGGTGTATCGATATAATGAGCACCATTTAAAAATGGATAATCTAAAAAATTTTCTTGACCATCGTCGGCGCCTATATCTAACAAGTCTCTCCAAACAAACCTACCATCACCTAAAGGAAATGCGTAGTCAGGTTTATTTAGTGTAGAAGCACTCCCTTGCTCAATATAATTTGAAAAGTTTTTAATTTTTATCTTATGATGAGCTTTATACATATACCCTTCATATCTAAGCCCCAAATTTATGTTATTACCGTTAAAATCTACATTAGATACTTGCGTCTCATTTTCCCTATTTATTGAGTTGAATCTATGGTAAACATCACCTAATACCTTTTCGTTTAACTCTAAAACATTATACTCTACTACATCACCATAGAATTCATTGTCGTTTATAGTAACGTCATCATTTAAAGGTTCGTGTGATAACGTATCATTAGTTATTCTATTAATATCTGGAATATCATTAATGTTAGATACTTCATCAATAAACCCCATTTTAATACCAGATTTTATTGGAGTGAACGTGTTTTCACTATCGGTCTTTATAACTGTAAGATATAGTTCAGATAAAGGCCTATTCAAATTATCCCTTAATCCTGATATATCAATTTCTTCATTAAATACGTATTTAGGTATCACATCTTCATAAATATTTTGTGAAAAGGCTAATGGGAATATTTCATAATCATCATTTTCAATTGTGCTATTACCTTTAACTTTTATTTTTCTAAATTTTCTAATGTAGTATACGGAGTTTCTACCACCAACTACTCGCACCATTCTACTACTTACGTTGTTCTCATTTATAGTAATAGG